CAATTACCAGCTTGGCTTAGAGGTAAAGAAAAACCCGATTCAAATAATAAATTATCATTAAAGTTATCTAACGGATCCCAAATTGTAGCATCATCAGCTGCTTCCGATGCTGGTCGTTCATATGCTGTATCGTTACTACTAATTGATGAGGCCGCCTTTATTGATGGAATTGATCGGATCTATACCGCAATTAAACCTACAATTTCAGCTGGTGGTGGATGTATAGCATTATCATCTCCAAACGGTATTGGTAACTGGTTCCATAAAACTTGGGTAGGCGCTATTAATAATGAAAATTCATTTTTACCAATTAAATTACCGTGGGATGTACATCCTGAACGTGATGCTCAATGGTTTGAAAATGAAAAGGCCAATATGGGCGCTCAAGAAATTGCCCAAGAATATGAATGTGACTTTTTAGCTTCTGGTAATAACGTTGTAACAAATGATATTTTAGAATACTATGAGCAAAATTATATACAAGACCCAGTTGAAAGACGTGGTATGAGTGGTGATTATTGGATTTGGGAATATCCAGATCCGTCTGAAACATATGTAGTATGTGCTGACGTTGCTCGTGGAGATGGGAGTGATTACTCAACATTTCATATTCTAGCTACTAAAGCGTATGCAGTAGTGGCTGAATTTAAATCTAAAATAGGTACACGTGAATTTGCAAATACATTAATTACTGCCGCTACTGAATATAATTCAGCATTATTAGTAGTTGAGAATGCAAATATTGGATGGGACGTTATTAATTCATTAATTGAACGTGGATATCCAAATCTATATTACTCGCCTAAAGGGGGTGATTTATCGATTGATAATTTTATATCTAAAATGGAAAACGATCAGACAGTCCCTGGTATAACTAACTCATCTAAAACACGTCCATTATTTATTTCTAAATTAGAATCATCATTACGTGAAAAACAATTTATATTTAGATCTAAACGTATGCTAGAAGAATTAAGAACATTTATATGGGATCATGGCAAGGCACAAGCTCAAAGTGGATATAATGATGACTTAGTAATGGCATTATCATTTGGTTTATATATTAGAGATACGGCATTGGTTTACCACCAAAATGGTATAGATATGGTTAGAGCATCTTTAAATAGTATTAGTGTATCTACCCCAACTATTAGTTCAGGTACAAGTATAGATTCAAATCCATGGCAGATGAAAGATGGACATGGAAATACTTATGATTTAAATTGGCTAATGTAATGTTCCTCATTATATTCGATATTTATAACATATAATACATATTGAGTAACACAAAATAATATGGCAATAGATACTAGTCTATTCGGACGACTAAGAAGATTATTCTCCACTGATGTAATCATCAGAAATGTAGGGGGAAATCAGTTACGCACAATTGATGTTGATCGTTTACAAACATACGGTAACATTCAAACAAACTCATTAGTAGATAGATTCAATAGAATCCATGCTGGTAATTCAAAACTAGCATACACTCCATTAATGAATTATCAGACATTACGTACTTCACTTTACACGGACTATGAAGCAATGGATACAGATGCTATCGTTGCCTCAGCGTTGGATATTATTGCTGATGAAGCTACTCTAAAAAACGAGCAGGGTGAAGTACTACATATAAAATCTCCTAATGAGAAGTTACAACGAGTTTTGTATAATTTGTTTTATGAGGTTTTAAACGTAGAATTTAATCTATGGGCATGGATTAGAACTATGTGTAAATATGGTGATTTTTACTTACATCTAGACATTGCAGAGAAATTTGGTGTATATAATGTAATGCCGTTTTCTGTATATGATGTGCAACGTGAAGAAGGAACTAATCCAAAGAATCCATCATATGTAAGATTTAAGATTAACATGAATCAATCATATGGATACGCTACAAATACAAATCGTGATGATTATTTTGAAAATTATGAAATAGCCCATTTTAGATTAATAGCAGACCCATCTTATTTACCCTATGGTCGTTCATATCTTGAACCAGGTCGTAAAATATTTAAACAATTAAATTTAATGGAAGATGCGATGTTAATACATCGTATTATGCGTGCCCCAGAAAAACGTTTATTCTACACAAATATTGGAAATATAGCTCCAAATGAAGTAGATGCGTATATGGAAAAAATGAAGCAACGCATTAAGAAAACTCCATATATGGATCCACAAACTGGGGATTATAATTTAAAGTATAACATGATGAATTTAACTGAAGATTTCTATCTTCCGGTTAGAGGAAACGATACAACAACTCGTATCGATACATTAAAAGGATTAGAATATACAGCAATTGAAGACGTATCTTACTTACGTGATAAATTGTTTGCTGCTTTAAGAGTACCAAAAGCATTTATGGGATATGAAAAGGATTTAACAGGTAAAGCTACATTAGCATCTGAAGATATTCGTTTCGCCCGTACTGTAGAACGTATCCAACGTATTGTTATTTCTGAATTAACTAAAATTGCATTAGTACACTTATATACTCAAGGATTTGATAACGGCGAGTTAACAAATTTTGAGATATCGTTAACTACTCCATCTATTATATATGAGCAAGAAAAAATTGCTCTATGGAAAGAAAAAGTAGAACTAGCTGGTAATATTATAGATAAGAATTTATTGCCTACTGATTGGATTTATCAAAACATATTCCACTTCTCTGAAGACCAATATGCTGAGTTCCGTAACCAAACTATTGAAGACAAAAAACGTTCGTTCCGTATTTCACAAATTGAAAATGAAGGTAATGATCCTGTTGAATCTGGAATTTCATATGGTACGCCACATGATTTAGCCACTTCGTATGGTGCAGGACGTTATGGAGCAAATAATGTGCCTATTGGTTATGATGAAAAAGAAGCAGGCCGCCCAACAGAAAAAGCATCTAATTATGGAACACAAGACCATGCATTAGGTAAAGATCCTATTGGCGCCAAAGGTATGCATGAACCGTTAAAAGCGGCTGCGGGTACTGGGGCTACTTGGACATTAGAAAACACCCAAGTGGAATATTTAAAAAACAAGAAGATGTTAGAGGAAATTAAATTTACTAAAGTAAATGCTCTAGCAGAACCTTCAATATTAGATGAATCAAATATTAAGGATATATAAACTAATCGATATTTATAACAGAGTAATACTAAGACATGTCAAAATTAAAGAATTCTAAATTCAAAAACACTGGTATATTATTTGAGTTATTAGTACGCCAAATAGCAAGTGATATTTTGTCTAATAAAGAACCGCAAGCCGCTACTTTAATTAAAAAATATTTCTCAAATACAGAAATAGCTAAAGAGCACAAATTGTACCAAACATTAATCAACATCCAATCATTATCAGAATCAAAAGCTGAGGGATTGGTTGAAACCCTTTTAAAATTATCTGAAAAGTTAAATAAAACTGCATTACGTAAAGAAAAATATAATCTAATTAAAGACATTAAGGAAAGTTATAATTTAGAAGATTTCTTTAAAGCTAAAATACAAAACTATAAAATTAATGCTGCTATTTTTAATTTAATAGAAGCACATACTTCATTTGAATTTACAGATCCTAAGATTGTAATTGATAATAAAGTTACTTTACTTGAATTCTTAACTAAAAAACCAATAGATAAATCAGTAGTTAAAGATCAAGTATTAGAAGAATACGCTAAACAAGATAAAGGTACTCGTATGATGATCTATAGAATGATTGTAGAAAGATTCAATACAAAATATTCTAATTTATTACCTGAGCAGAAATCATTATTGAAAGAATTTATTAATAATATTTCAAATACAGTAACATTAAAAGAATACATTAATAATCAAATTCAAAATGTTAAATTAGAATTAGACATACTAACTAAAAAAACTACGGATAAAAAAATCCAAATTAAATTATCAGAAGTAAATAATATACTAAACATGATTCCTAAATCGGAAAATGTATCTGATGATGATGTATTAAATTTGATGAATTACTACGAATTATTACACGAATTAAGAACAACATAATGAATAACTTACGCGAATTAATACGTCAAGCAATAGCTGAAATTTTAGATGAAGATAACGTTACAGGTGGTGGTGAAGCATATATGACTAAATTTGCATTCTCTAAAGGTGGCAAAAACATAGCTACTAAAACCGCTGAAAAATTAGGATTTAAAGTAGTTGGTAGTCGTCCAAAAACAGGTAAAACATACGAATTCGTTAAATACGAAGGGCAAGATCCGATTAATGAAGTATCATATCGTTCATTTAACAAAACAGTATCTGAAGTTACTCCTGAACGTAAAATTTCAAAAGCAATATTAGGTATTAAAAAGCGTTTACGTGAAGTAAACCAAATAGTAGACTATAGTATTCGTTTACGTAACGAAAATAGCCTAACCACTGAAAATTATTTAACTAATTCTATTCGTGGATTAGAAGAAATATCATTAAGATTAACTGAATTAGACAAGAAAATTAAAAATCTAAAAGAATAATGGCAAGTATATTCGATCAATATAAATTAGTAAATGAAGGAAAATTGGGCCAAGCTCAATTTCTACGTAATGTCAAAATGGCATTACCTAAGTTTATCTCCAATGTAACATCATTCAGTGATGCTATTAAAATCTTAAAAAGCAAAGGCATCATTTCTGAAGCTAAAGCTGCTAATCCAATGGAATATGGTATGGCGAATGATTATTGCAATCCACAAGAATATAATTTAGGAATGCGCTATGAATTAGGTAAAGGTACTAATGAAGAAAAAGCTGATAAGATTGTTAAGAAAAATTTAGCTGATAATGTATCATATTATTCCCAATTACATTTAGCTGGATATGATGAATCAGCAATGGCTAAAGATCGTAAAAAACGTACTGATTTGCCTGTTGAAGTTAAAAAAGATAACTTTGTTGATGCTGTAAACGGTGTTAAAAAAGTTAAAATGGATAAATTAACCGAGGATGAATTAAAAGTATTAATCGGTAATATACTAGCTGAATCTGCGGAACAAAAAAAGACTGATTTAACTGAATCGATTGAAGATAATATCGCACAAATGGTGAATGATAAATCTTCAAAATATACTTTTTATAATTCAAAGCATAAAGCAGATATGCAAAGAATATTTAGAATGTCTGCAATACGCCAAATATTAAAAAATCCAAATCTAACCGATAAGGATAGGCAAAAATTAGAAACTGAATTAGAAGCAAATAAACCTGAACCAGCTAAAACAATCTCTTCCCCTGGTCCTGGGTCAGTAGAGTTATATAGACTTGGACAAAAAGGAAATTATACCGGAGACTAATGGAAAAGCAATTATTAATAGAAACAGCATTATTTACCGCTACTCCTCAATCATTGAAGGAGTCGATGATGGATCCGAACGGTAAAATGTTTGTGGAAGGATTAATACAAATGGCTGAAACCAAAAACGGTAATGGACGTGTTTATCCATTCGAAGTATTAAAACGCGAAGCCGATAAATACCTACAAGGACCAGTTAAAGAACGTCGTGCATTAGGTGAATTAGACCATCCAGATTCTCCCGTTATTAACTTAAAAAATGTATCACATAACATTGTAAGTTTATATTGGAAGGGGCGCGAATTACACGGTAAAATTGAAATACTAGCTACACCATCAGGTAATATATTAAAACAATTATTTAATAACAATATCACCGTAGGTATCTCGTCTCGTGGAATGGGTTCTGTACGTCAAATTGGTGAAACAATTGAGGTACAAGATGATTTTGAATTAATGTGTTGGGATTTCGTTTCAACTCCATCTACACCAGGTGCGTATATGGAAGTAGTAAATGAATCTATTTCACATTTAAAACCATTAAAAAACTATTCTAAAATAGATAGCTTAATTACTGAAATTATTTGTAACCGCACAGGATTCTGTACCTGTGATTTTGATAATATATAATGAACTTAGAACAAATCGTAAAAGAAACCGTAGCTAAATTTGTAGCTGAAAAGAAAGGTAAAGACTTAACTGGAGATGGTAAAATCGATAGTGCTGATTATTTAAAAGCACGATCAAATGCTATTGAAAAAGCTAAAATGAAAAATGAAGGCGACAATGAAGATCATGAAGTATCGATGGCACAATCATCTTTAAATTCAATTCTTCGTTCAGCAATGGAGTTGAAAGCTAAAATCGGTAGTAACGAAATTGACATCCCAGCTTGGATACAAGATCACATTACTAATTCAGAAAACTTTATTGATCAAGCATCTCAAGGATATCACGAATATAGTAATGGTGGTGAACATGGCGAAATGGATAAAGCTAATTTAGGTCATAATGAAACATCTAGTATCGAACAAGAAGGTCGTTTTTGGATTGTTACTTACCAAACAGCAAACGGAACTAAAGAAAAATCATTCGAGTCTGAAGACGAAGCAAGAAAATTCTATAATACATTAGACGAAGTATTTAAACCAAAATCATCATTTGAAGATTATTCAATTGGAGATAACGCTATGTTAGCAGGTAAAAAAGTTAAAATTACTAACATGAAGATGGATGATGAGTCGGGTGAACGTAGAGCTCGTGTTAGATTTGAAGACGGAACAGCTAAAGAAGTATCAATTAATTCATTAGATGAATCAAAAGAATTAGACGAAGCTACAATGCGTAGATGGCAACATTACGCCGGAATTAAATAATCCATACCCCGCTATAGTCTCAGTATTATAGCTCTGGTGCATCTTCTATAAAGAGGATGCACTTTTTTTTGCTTTAAATATACCCACATATATTTATGGGGGACTCAAATATGCCATGTCTATATGGTATTCGATTAAAACTAAAATATTCTATTAAGATTGATTCAATAATCTTATTTCCAATTTAAAAAATTACGGACAAAAATGAAGCAAAATTTAAAAGATGCCATTGCTGAAGCTAAAACTATACGCGAAACTGCGTTAGCACAAGCTAGACTTGCAATGGAGGAAGCATTTACACCTCACCTTCAAACAATTTTAGCTGCGAAGTTAAATGAATTAGAAGAAGATGAAGAATCTCAACAATCAGGTGCTGATAGCGCAATGGAAGAAACTCTTGATTTAGAAGCATTATTAGCTGAGGCTGATGATGAAGAAGCAGGAGAAGAAGCTGGCGAGGAAGCACCAGAAGATGAAGCAGGAGAAGACGTTGAAAGTGAAGAAGATAAAGATATCACTGAAATGTCGCCTGAAGAAGTTGAAGAATATATTCGCCAAATAGCGGCTGAAGAATTCGAAAAATTAGAAACTGAACAAGGCGAGGAAATTCCTGGCGAAGAAGGTGGAGAAGAAATCGATTTAGATGCTGAATTAGGATCAGAAGAAGGTGATGATGAAGAAATCAACTTAGATGAAATGATGAATGATATGGAAGAAGAAGAAATTGACGAAAACGATATCAACATCGATGAATTATTAGCTGAATTCGGGTTATCAGAAGAAGAAGAAGTAGACGAAAATTATGGTAAAGAAGAAGATGAATCTAAATCCAAAATGGAAGAAGAATTAGCACAAGCTTTAGCTACAATTGACGAACTTCGCTCATCGATTCAAGAAGTTAATTTGCTAAACGCAAAGTTACTTTACATGAACAAGGTATTCAAAGGCCAAAACTTAACTGAATCTCAAAAGATTCAAGTAGTTAAAACATTTGACAAAGCAGAATCAGCTAAAGAAGCTAAATTGGTATACGAATCTTTAATCTCAACTTTTGTTAAGAAAGAAGAAAAGTCACCGATTAAAGAATCTTTAGGATTCGCGTCCAAAGCATCAGGAATGATTACTGGAACTAAAAACTCCAATACTGTAATTGATTCAGATGCTCAAGTTGCTCGCTGGGCTAAATTAGCGGGTCTTTAATTAGTAATTAATTTTAATTTAAAAAAAAATGAACGTACAAAGTCTTTTAGAAAGCGCAAACCCGTTCCAAGATCGTCAAGCAGAAGCTGGCAAATTAGTTGGAAAATGGGAAAAAACAGGTTTGTTAAAAAACCTTAAGAATGAATATGATCGCAACAATATGGCGGTTATATTAGAGAATCAAGCTCGTGCATTGGTTCAAGAAGCAAATATCACTGGTGGTCAATCATCAATGGCTGGTGGAGCTGGCGAGAACTGGGCTGGTGTTGCTTTGCCTTTAGTTCGCCGTGTATTTGGTGAAATCGTTGCTAAAGAATTCGTTTCAGTACAACCAATGTCTTTACCTTCAGGTCTAGTATTTTATTTGGATTTCAAATATTCAAATACAGGTACTCGTGCTACATCTGGTAAAATTGGATTTGGAACCGCTTCTTTATATGGTAACCAAGCTGAATTACATCCTAACGTTAAGAACATTGATGTTGATGGTGGTTTATATGGTGAAGGTAAGTATGGTTACTCAATTAACTCTACTCAATCTTTAGTTACAGTAACTTCAACTTCATCTGCTGCTCCAACTATTGCTCAGTATAACTTTAACTCAGCAGCTTCTGCTTCAGTTGGTGGTACTGCTCGTTTAATCACATTTGCTTCAGGTTCATTCCCATTATTGGATGTAAACGCTGTTAAAGCAATTGAATTATCTTCTGGTTCTGGTGCTAATTCAATTACAAATGTTAACATTTTAAATGAATTTACTACATTAAATACTGATGGTACTATCCAATTTATTATTTCTGGATCTACTTTAGCTCCAACATTTGTTGGTACAAGATTTACTGCAGTATATCCTCGTTATACTTCAGTTGATGCTCGTGGTGATTTTGAAGATGGTTCT